AAGAGGCGACGGGAATCGCACTCGCTCCGGGTAATTACGAGGAAATCGTGGACCGGCTGAACGTGCTACAGCAGGAAGGGGGTGCACAGGCATGAGCGAGACTACGACACACTCGTTGTACGACGGCGAGGTAAACATCCAATTCTACCCGAGTACGCACAGGGCGAAATTGATGCCAGAAGGCAAATGGCTACAGTCCGTCACGCGGCACACGTCCATCGTGGACAAGTCGCGTCCGTTACTCGCATGGGCCACGAGGCTCGCGCGTGAGTCGTTCCAGGAGTATCTCGCGAGCAGGGAAGGAGCCGACATGCTATCTAGGTCGGAGGTCGCGGCGGCGGTAGAATCGGCCGTCACAGAGCACCAGAAGAAGAAGGACGAGGCCGCGACCAATGGGAAGCTGGTGCACGCTTGGGCCGAGGCCCACGCAAGGGGCGTGATGCTCGGGGAGCCGAGGCCGCCAGTGGGCGACGACCTGCCGGACCAAGTGGTCCAGGGAATCAACGCATTCTTGGATTGGATAGAAGAATCCAAGGTCAAGTTCTTGGCCACGGAACGGATGGTCTACAGCAAGGAACACGGCTATTACGGGTTCGCGGATAAGGTGATAGAGATCGGCGGCAAGAGGTACCTCGGGGATTACAAGACGTCAGGAGGAATCTACCCGGAGATGTACTTCCAAGTCGCCGCTTACAGGAAGGCGTGGGAGGAGGAGATGGGCCCCTTGGACGGACACATGATAATCAGGTTCGGCAAGGACGACGGGAAGTTCGAGGTCACGACCATCGATTCCTACGAGGAGGACTTTCAGGCGTTCCTTGCATGTAAGCGACTCCGTGAATCGGTCACGAGGCTCGGAGCGAGATAGACCAGTCGTGCCTGACCTGTTCGCTAAAGTAGGCCGCATAGACGGGACCACCCATCCCCCAATCGGGGTACAGAAGGGCGGCCGAAGGCGGCGGGTCGGGCACCAACACGGCCGTCGCGCCGGGTATCGTCGGCACTTTTTCGACGTCGCGGGTCTCGTGGTGTCTCCCGACGGCGTTCCGCAGGCGGTATCCGGCAAGGCGGCCGATAGGGGAATCATTCACTCATTTATGGACATATATGTCATCATCAAAATCACGGTCGCAATCATCATCTCGATTTCACCATTTAGTAGTCAAACTGCCGTTCGAACCGACGCCGGAGGAGCATTGGGCGTTGGAGATGCACCTGTCGGAGATGCTCGGGCATCATTTGGGGAATTTGTCGCCGATGAAGGACAAGACTCTGTACAACGAACTATCGAAGTGGACTCTGAGATGGGTGGAAGAAACACCGAACTTCTCAAGCCGGGCTGTGAGAGTCGAATTACCATCGTCACGGGGTACAATTCAGTCCCCGAGCAAACGGACGACACGCCGTGCATCGCGGCAGACGGAAGCGACGTCTGCGAGCTCGAAGCCCGAGGAGACCACTCGTGCGCGGCGTCGCTCCCCTTCGGTGCCAAAATCTCCGTCCCCGGCCTCGGGACGTGCACGGTCAGGGACCGGCTCGCGCCGAGGTTCGCGCACCGGATCGACTGGCACTTCGGCGGCAGGCCGGAAGTCAAGGGGGCGAGGGAATGGGGCAGGAAGGAGCTCACGGTGACGATATGCCAAGAGGAAGAAAGAAAGGTTCATTAGTGCCAAGATTCGACTCGTTAGTCATCGATTTCCAGGGGGCGTTAGACATCGTGGAGTCGTTCGCCAAGGACCCGGTAGCAGCCATAGAATACGTCGATATGCTCAGGGAAGAACAAAAAACGATGACAGCCAAAAATTCGACGATGCACCTCTACAAGCTCATCGCTTATATGATACGCGTAGGGGCGTTGGAGCTCAGGGCAACACCCAATAAGATTTCCGAGGAGAAATGGGACGAACTCATGAATGCGGCCAGGCGTAGCAAGGAGAAACATGCAAAACGAGACGGCAAGGCTACTTAGAGCCATCGCGAACCTCTTGGATTCCGGGGCCTCTCCTTTGGTCTTGGGGAGTCCCGAATGTCCAGAAGTACCTGAAAGCGGTCAAGAAGGCGAGGAAGTACCGTCCGTGGTTCAGGACGGTACTCCGGAGCTTAGGGGCAAGTGCCACTTGGCGTCCGTGGTTGAGCATCCGAACGGAAGGAAGGTGTGCCTGGCCTGTCTGGAACCTTGCGAAGCCACGACGGAAGACGAAGCCGTGAGCATCGAACCGACACCGACGGAAAAACGGAAACCGGGGGCGTTCCAATTCAGCAAGAAGGGAACGATGGGCCACGAGTGTTGCGGGTCCAAGGGGTTCAGGCACAGGGCGGGGTGCCCAAACGCGAGTATGTCGAGGTCGGCCACCGAGGGGATATGAGGTCAGAGATTCGCATCCCAATCCGGCCGGTGAGCTGGAACACGCTCGCCCGGAAGAGCAGATGGACGTACAAGGAGACGTTCGAGGCCATGAAGGTCCAAACCATGGCGGCGGTGATGAAGACCAAGCCCTACCCAAGGTTCACGGGGCAGGTCAAGGTCCGATTCATCGCCGCATGGAAGGACAAGAGGAAGCACGACCTCGACAACGTATGCGTGAAGCCGATCTTGGATGAGCTCGTCTCCATGAAGGTCCTCACGGGGGACGACATGGACGTAATGACGGAAGTGGTCATCCGAGGGAATCGAAGCAAGGAGGAATCACTCACGGTAATCATCGAATCCATATGAAGCCACCCGGAGGTGAGAGATGGAGGCAGTACGTCTGCCCCGAGTGCGAACAGAGGTTCAAGAGAAGGACAGAATTCGTCGAGATACCTTACGGCCCGTCCGGATTCGTCTCCGGACCCATCAAGGCCCTTCACGTGACGTGCCATTACAGACGGCTCAAGAAGGACGACATTGACAGTGTGCCTTCCAGTCTGATTTGATGGGTCCTGTGGGTTTGGCGTCCCGGTGATGGTGGGGAACCTCTCATCATACAGGCTATTCCCCGCGAGGAGGTAGCCACGCCAGGACCCCATCCACAGGCAATACTTGCGTCCTCAAAGGGGCCATGGTAAAATTCCCCTAGTCAAGAACGCCTTGGCCGTCGTCGAACAGAGACACAATTAGGCTATTGGCCGTTTACGTAGCTGGATTGTTGTCTAGGGCGAAAGCCCGAACAGTCCGGCGACGTGAGCGGCTTTTCAGTAAGCCACACCGAATACTGACGGGATTGGGTCGGCGAATCCATCAGCCCCCCGTTGGATGCCAGCTAAGTGATGGAGTTGGGCCTACCGTGTACCGATTGCACATGCCCGAATAGGTTTCCTTCCGTCACACTGACGGGGGAGGCCAGCGTTTCCTCCTGTCTCACGGACGGGGGAGGTCAAGAACGTCTTGGCACCGTCGCCTCGACCGTAACGGCGAGCGATTGACGAGAGCCGTGCTCTGCCCGCGTCGAAAAGGGAGGCCGCCTTCCGAGAATCGACACCACGTGGGTAAACAGGCCGTCCCGACGGCTTTTGGGTCCCCCGTATCCGCTTGCACATGCTCAGGGAAAGAGAAAACGAAGGATAAAGACAAAGAAGAGGTCAGGGGTACGGGCGACCCCGAAGGGGCTTGAGCCCGTACCCCTAGACCGCCGATGATTCATCGCCGCATGAAGACAGACTTCTACAAGCAATACCTCGCTTCAAAAGAATGGCAGAAGAAGAGGAGGGACGCCTACGTCGCCCTCGGTCGCAAATGCCGAAGGTGTAAGTCCTCCTCTTCAATCGTCGTCCATCACTTGTCATATGAAAGGTTGGGGCATGAAGAGGTCGGCGATTTGATAATCCTATGTCGAGTTTGCCATGATGCGGTACACGAAGGATTCGAGGCGTACAGGAATGGGAAGGTGAGATACGAAAATCTGCGTTGGTTCACGGAATGGTTCGTGAAGGCCGATAAGCTCAAAGAAAAAACGGAACGTCGCAAGAAGAAGAGAAAGGAAAGACGCAAAAAGATAATCCAAAAACGCATCAGAGACCGTGGCAACTCAACCGGGTATTCACGCGTCGTGGCACTTAGGCCGATGCCGAAGGGAAAAAGAAAGCCGGTCGTCTTATTCAAACCTTCAAAGATATGGCAACCCTAGCTTACACGTTAGTCAGCATCGTCTTTGGTATCGTCTTGTTCTTCTTCGCATGGGCAGTATGGGAGAAATACAAGGATTCGCGTTATGTATCTAAGCCTCCGAAGACTAGACCGGTGGAACCTTTTGAACCTTACGTCCCGAGGAACGACCCGAAGAAGACGAGAATCATCAACAGCCTCGTAGTGGTAGGAATCGTAACTTACGTGTTCGTAGTCATCGCCACCCTCTGAGATTGTGTCCCGGTTGAAAGGTCGTCTCTTCCATGTTATAATGGCGGCATGAGCAAATATGGACCGAAATGGAAGGAGAAATACTGCGATGAAGTCGTGTCGTTTATGGGGTCTGGTCATTCGGAGGAGGCATTCGCGGCTCAAATCAAGGTAAACAGAAGGACGGTTTATCTCTGGAAGAAAGAAAAACCAGAATTCGGGAGTGCAGTCGAACGAGGCGAAGACGCACGGAGGTTGCACATCGAGAAGATAGCGATGGCGGCAATCCACGACAAGAGCGTGAATGTAGCTTTGGTAATCTTCTATCTCAAGAACTGGGCCGGTTTCAGGGACGACCAGCACATCGACCATACGACGAAGGGGGACAAGATGCCCTCGCCCATCCTTGCACATGTTCGTAGCGACGACGGCGACAAGAAAGATACTAGGCCTGTCGAAAAGGCTTAGGGGCGTCTGTGGCGGCACTTCTGCCTCCAAGACCATCTCTGTCCTCTTGTTCCTCATCGATCTAGCCCAGCGCGACAAGACGCCAGCATTGACGAGCGTGGTATCCGAGACCGTACCTCATTTGAAGCGTGGTGCAATCCGTGACTTCATGAACATCATGGAGACGCAGGGATATTTCGTCGATTCCCGATGGAACAGGACCGATTTCATCTACACGTTCGAGACCGGTTCGAAACTCGAGTTCTTCTCGGCCGATTCTCCGGACAAAGTGAAAGGCCCGAGGCGTCAGAGGTTATTCCTCAACGAATCCAACAACGTATCTTTCAATGCTTTCGAACAGCTCGAAGTGCGCACCGAGGACTTCGTGGCACTCGATTGGAACCCATCTTCAGAGTTCTGGTGGTATACAGAAGTCAAACCGAAGCGCACCGACTGGGAGGAAATCGTCTTGACGTACAGGGACAACGAGGCCCTTGATGTCCGTGTAGCGGCTTCCATCGAACAACGACGGGCCAATAAGAACTGGTGGCGCGTCTATGGGGAAGGACAACTCGGTACCGCCGAGGGGCGCATCTACAAAGACTGGGCCATCATAGACGAGATACCACACGCGGCACGCCTCGAAAGGCGCGGGCTTGACTTCGGTTATACGAATGACCCCACGAGTATCGTGGGCATCTACAGACACGACGGAGGGTACGTCCTTGACGAAGAGATATATATGACGGGCATGCTGAACCGTCAAATAGCAGACGCCATAAACCTTCAAGAGCAACAATGCCTCGTGATAGCCGACTCTGCCGAGCCGAAGAGCATCGACGAGCTCAAGGCGGCTGGCGTGGCAGTCCTCCCGGCACAGAAGGGGCCGGGGAGCGTCTTGCAGGGCATCCAGTTCGTCCAAGGACAGCGAATCTCCATCACCAAGAGGTCTGTCAACCTCATCAAGGAATACCGAAATTACATGTGGATGACCGACAAGGACGGAAGGATAATCAACGAGCCAGAGAAGGGTAACGACCATGCACTCGATGCGGTACGTTATGGCCTCGCATCACTCGTCATGACCCAACAACTGGGCATCCAAACGCCGCCCAAGATGACGGATGCCATTTACGACATCATATGAGATGTGCTATAATGGGGGGTAATAGGGCCGCTCTGCGGTTTCGCCCACGCTTTTCATCTATGAGTGTATGCCAGAATCGCCCGGTATCTTAGCAGAACGAGGATTGGAGAAGGGTCTGACCTATCAACCGCCACGAGCGGAACTTGAGATGGTCGCGTTCCACAGGGACCGCATCAGGAAGGCCAACGACGCCCGTAACCAGCGTCATCGTCGTTTCGATAACCTGTCTTTCATACAGGACTACTACTCGAACGAGGACGCTAGGAATTCGTATCTGCGTCCAAAGCGCAATGACGAAGAAGTACGCGTGGTCGGCGGTACGACGGAGAAGCGCATCGAGTCTCTGGTCAACGAGCTTGCTTCGATGAACTTCCAGCATGACATCCAAGCGTATGACCAAGAGGACAGACTCGTTGAGGACCTCGGGAACGTCATGGAGGACGTGGTGAAGCGTACGAACCAGATGGAGGAGGATTCAGACGTACGTCTAGACGCCATCTACGACATGCTCTGCCAGAGGGCCGTGTTCTTGGAAGAAGTCTACGAACGCCGGCGGACCCGAGGCGTGGTCAGGCACCAGTACCGAAAGCGTCTCCGCACGTCACTCGAAGTCCTCTTGGGAGACCTCACGATTCCGCATTACCGTCTGGATGACCAGCCATACATCGTCACCTACGAACGGATGAGCATACAGGCCGCCGAACAGATTTATGGACACTTCAACAACTTCAAGTACGTCCGTCCGGGCATGGACCTGTCGAATGACGTGTATGGTTCGGACGTGACGTTCCGTCTCGGGCACCTCGCGGCGAATGAGATAGAAATCTGCAAGTATGCTTCTCTCGCGGATGACGAATATCAGCCCTACATCTGCGGCGTCCCGATGTTCCCAGTGGGTTCCAAGCTCCCATGGAGGTACCCGCACTATAATCTGTCGTGCACGGTGGCCAAGGGAATGTCGCCGCTCTTCTTCTATGGACGACCCCCGGCTGTCGCGTTGAAATACCTGCAGGCGTTGGATGACGAGATGATTCGGAACATCGTCATCAAGTTCAGGCAGGCCGTGGCACCGCCCAAGGCGGCCCTATCGACGAACAAGGTCTATTCACGCGACATCTTCAACGCAGGCTCCATCACGTATGGGCTTGACGCGACGACCTTCAAGGACCTCGTTGACCCGACGGGCGTGACGACGGGGGAGATACAAGTCCTCAATCTCATCAAGCAGATGCAGGACGAGATGGCCTCGCGTTCCGCGACGAACGTGGGCGTCTCTCCCGGTCAGAAACAACTCGCGACACAGATAATCGAACAACAGAAGGGGGCCGTGAAGATGCTCGGCCTATTCATCATCGCGTGGTCACGGATGATTAGGCAGAACACGAAGCTCCGGCTTTATAACATCGTCGAACACCTCGATGAGCCCATCACCAAGGAAATCGACCCATCCGGGGAACTGGTAGAGACGTTGCAGTCCTTCACTCTCCGTGAAGAGACGCTGGACGACGGACGACAGGGGACGAAGGTCATCAAGCTCATGGATAGGAACCTTGAAGGGCAAGAGGTTGAAGACCTCGCGAACTTCGAAGAGGACATGGCGAAGAAGGGAGAGCCTGTCAGCATCAAGACCTTGAACGTGAAGGCTCTCAAGAAGTTGGACATCACTTGGCACGTGGGCGTGACCTCGAAACCGGAGGAATCGCACGACCTCAATAAGATGATGTTCCAAGATAAGATTGCACAGGCACAAGCGATTTCACAGATTGCACAGCGGCCGCTCAACGGAGAGCGCGTCATCGATGAGTTCGAGCGCACGTGGCGGCTCAAGGATTGGTTCACGGAGCAGATGGCATCACCTGAACAGCCCCCGCCGGGTGGTATACAGGCGTCTCCGCCCGGCGAGTCTGGAGTGAAGGCCGCCGCGAACCCGAATCAGAGGCCCGGCAAGCCGTCGATAGCTGACGCGTTATCTTCCACGAATAGATGATCGAGCGAATTTTCCCCTTCCTTGAGCGATTGTTTCGCGTGAAACACGTCTCCACGCCGACCGAATACGTCGATGCCTTCCTTTCGCGGCCGATGGTATGGACGGATTGGCGTGGGATGGACTTGGAGTCACGTAGGGAATGGGCGAAGGATGCGAAGAACCTCCTAGAGAACCGCGTCTTCCGTTCCTTCTGCGGTTACAGGGACAGGAGCGGCATAAAGACCAACGGAGAGATGTCGAAGGACATCATCGAGCACCTCGCGAGACACGCGAAGGATTATCAAGAAGTCATAGCCCTTAGAATGACGATGAACGGCATCGAACTCGTGAGGGATAGGGTTGAGGAATCCTTGCTACCGGAAGACAGGCCATCTTCCGACGGCATCTATGACCCGATTTAGTGGCTTTTTATAACTTCCCCATCAGCCACCCTCCGGGCTAGTCAATCGGAGTGAGGGGAGAACGATAGTATGCCAAGAAAGCTGTTTGACGAAGACGGGAGCCCAGTCGAGGTTCCTACGGAAGATGAAATCAAGGCCATCGAGACCGCCAAAGCGGACATCGAAGCCAAGATGAAGGACCTCGAAGCCGAATCCAACCCGAATTGGAAGGCGGCCCGAGACAAGATGAAGGAGCTTGAATCGAGGAATGAGGAGTATGCCTCGAAGCTCAAAGAGGCAGGCGTGAAGCTCGAATCCGCGAGTCTGTCCCGCGAGGACATCGAACGCATCGCCCAAGACAAGGCGCAGTCGATGTTCCTTGAACGCTCCGTCGAGAGCGCACTCAAGGGGACGTTCGGCGAGAAGTACGAATCCGCCAAGCGTCTGTTCGACAAGCTCACGCACGGAGAGACGTTGGACGAGGCGAAGGTCGGGGAGACCATCAAGCACGTAGCGGGTGCTCTGGGCTTCGATGACCCGAAAGACGCCATCCACCGTGCCGTCGCATCCGTCGGCTCCGCCCCCATATTTGAGCCGAAGACCGAATCATACGCTGAAACGGCAGAAGGTAAGGGTTTGGCTCAAGCGATGGGAATCAGTATCGAAGAACCTAAGAAATGAGTATGCCGAAAGAAGAGAAGAAAGAAGAGACGAACGAGGAGCGCGTCTCTTGGCTCGAAGAGAAGGTCAAGACGCTCACTGAGGCCATCAGCGGCAGGAAGCCTATTCCCGCCTACAAGAAAATCGTCAACGTGATGTTCGTCGATGACCTCCCGGTCGTCGTGTTCGGTAAGGTGAAGTCGGCCGTCGACGACAGTGGCCAAGAGAACCACGTCATCAGCATCACGACCAAGGACGAATCTGGGAAGACAGACACGAAGGAGGTCGAGTATACCTCGCTCGTCCGTGATAGCATCCGCCACGCGGGTGAGGTCACAAAAGAGGAGACGGAATACGAGAAAAAGAACCAAGGTCCTATCCCGACGACCGTCACGGCGAAGGACCCTGACCCGGCAAAAATCGGCGGAAATGCGTCGTTCCAGCCGCGCCGCGTCCTCTTGGAAGAGACGGTCAGGCGTGACATGGTGACGCTCCGGTTCCTGTCCGGTCCGTGGGAGGGGAAGGAACTGACGATGGACGCCCTATACCTGAACCCGTAGCCTATGCGACCATTCAACAAGGTGCAGAAGGAAATCACGAAGGCAGACGACAAGGAACACCTGCTCGCGTTGGAGCGGTGCGTGCCGTTGGCGAAGAAGGTCCTCGCCATCCTCGTCGAGGAAGGGGCAGAGATGGGAGACATCAAGGAATCTCCTGAATCGCACATGAAGAGCGCGGAACTCATCATGCAGGCGTTCCTCGACGCGAACGTCCGGTGGGCAGATAGGCACTTCATCTTCCAGTTGGCCATGCAACCGGTCGAGATGGTGAAGAACCTCGTCCTGAACTCCCTCGGTGAGACGTTCAACGTCGGGAGCGGCGTGTTATGGGGCGTGGATGACATGATGGACCTCACGGTGGGCCGCATCGATGAGGTATTGAAGGGCCTCAAGGAGAAGAAATGACCCGTATCGCCATCTGCATCGTGGATTCGCACCCGATGCTGTACAAGGAGTTCGCTCTCTCCTTGGTGGGCGTTACGTCGTTCTTCAACCAATGGGCGAAGAGAGGGGAGTACGTCTTGGACGTGCTCCTCGCGGAGACAGGATACATCGACGACATGAGGAATTGCCTCGCGAACAAGGCAGTGGACGAAGGGTACGATTATGTATTCTGGATGGATTCGGACATGACGTTCCCTGCAGATTGCCTTCCGAGGATGCTCGCGTACTGCGAGAAGGACGATGCGGAGGCCGTGTCGGGTCTCTACGTCCACAAGAAGCCACCCCACATGCCTCACGTGTACCCGAAGATTGACGAGGCCAGTGGGAGGTTCATGATGCCCGTCTCTTTCCCCCTCAAAGAACCGTTCCACATCGACGGAGCGGGGTTCGGGTGTCTCCTCATGAAGACGTCCGTAGTCAAACGCGTGGAACGTCCGTATTTCCGCATGGAGGTCACGGACGGGAAAGTCACGAAGGGGGAAGACCTCGACTTCTGCAAGGAGACTAGGATGAAGATGCTCCTCGACCCGACCATCTCATGTGGTCATCTGTCGCTCGGTAAATACACCATCGACGACTATCTGTGGTACAATGACATCGAGAAGGACGCCGACGGGTGGGTCTCTCCGACTCCTGAACAGCAGAAGAAAATCACGGAAAAGATGGGGCATTTACAGGATGGCGCGAATATGGTAAAATAGTGAAGAAATAGGGTCCTGCATGGACGGCGAGGGGTACATAGACGTGGACCCTTCCCGCCTCTGGCAGAACGCCAAGAGCGTTACAACCTACCGAGTGGCTCTCGCGCAATAAAGCCCACTCTCCTTCGCGGAACGTACACCGCGCCGTTCAGTCGGCAGAATCCGGAAAGCGATTTACTCGCTTCTTTACCATACTGGGACATATGTCCTTCAAGCACATCAAGGGTCCAGCCCTCATCGAGTACTGGCCCAAGACCGCTTCCACCACGCTCACGGCGCGGGCATGCGTCGGCACGTCCGGCGGATACCTCATCGCGGCGACGGCATCGGAAACGGATATCAAGGGGGTCTTGCAGAAGGCTATCGCTTCTACGGATTCCGATTTTGCCAGCGCGACGAAGATTCCGGTCCTCATCCCGCAGGCGACGGACGAATTCGAGGTTGATATGACCTCGACGACGACGTTCACGGCTACTCATGTCGGTCTCAAAGGCAACTTGGACGCCACGGGGCAGTACGTCGATGTCACAGTCAGCACGTACCCGCATTGTACGGTCCTTCGTGGTGGGTCGGCCACGAACAAGGTCGTCGTGAAAATCAACGGTGCGTACACGTTCCGCAACGCCAACTAACCATTGAACATTATGGCACAAGGACCAGTCACGTTGGCCTCTGCAGTGTCCCTCTCGGACCTCACAGACCTCGTGCGACGCAATTGGACAGTCATGAAGGCGACGTTGCCCCGCAAGGCTCGCTCGCTCTTCAACTCCGAGTACATCGGCGCAGGACAAGGCTCCTCGAAGCGTATTCAGGAGTTCGACGGCGAGACGTTCGCCGCGTACAAGGCAGAAGGCACGAATTCCGAGAAGGCGCAGGTCGGTTCCGGGTACTCCGTGGACATGACCGCTCGCACGTTCTCGAAGGAAATCGACATCACGCTGGAGATGCGGACCGACAACCGCTACCCGCAGATTGGTCAGCTCATCACGGACCTCGCGTCTTTCTGCGAGAACCGTCAGGACCTCGACCTCACGCACCGTGTCTCTTTCGCCACTTCTATGTCCTATACGGACATGAACGGCGAATCGGTCAGCGTCGCCATGGGCGACACGTATGCTCTCGCGTACGCCACTCACACCTTGGCGCATAGTCCGACGACGTACTCGAACCGCGTCACGGGCGACCCGGCGTTCTCGCAAGGTGCGTATGAGTCCGGGATGCTCCTCGCGACCACGCAGACGTTCAACAACTTCGGAGAACAGCGCGTTCTTGATTGGAACACCGTCATCACGGGTACAGACCCGTCCACGGTTCGTGCCGTCAAGCAGTTCCTGAACTCCCAAGCGGACGTGGACTCGGTTCAGTCCGGCATCGTCAACGTCTACAAGGACGCGAAGCGGCACATCGAACTCCCGTACCTCGCCTCCACGGCGGCTGGCGCGTACGATTCGACGAAGCGTCGTTGGTGGGGCGTCATCGCCGTCGGCATGAGCGGATGGCAGGCATACGTCGGAGATTGGATTGCTCCGACGCTCAAGACTCCGGGTGCTGGCAACAACGGAGAAGACATCCACTCCCTCAACTGGACATATTCTGCCTACTGCCGCTTCGGCATTGCGGTCGTGTCCGGTAAGGGTATCGTGATGTCCTGTCCGTCAAGCTGATAACTCTTGGCAATGGTGACGGCAACGCCTAACGGCGACCGGAGGGATGGAGGGTCACTAACGCCATAACGATTGATACACATGCCTAATCAGAATGTAGGATACGGACGGGCACTGCTCGATGCAGTCGCCACGCAGGTTCCGGCGTTCGGTCGCGTCTTCGTCGTCTTCAACTCTTTGGATACGAAAGAAGCGTACGATTCGATGTCGAACGTCATGAAGACGGACACGGATGGGAAGGTGAGATTCTTCACGAGCCTCTCCACCGCCGTCGATGCCGCAGACACCAACAACAACGACGTCATTTGCCTCGATGGCCAGACCTCTCACAAGGTCTCGTCGATGCTTGCCGTCTCTAAGAACCGCGTTCACTTCATCGGCTTCGATGGAGGCGGGAAGCGTGTCGAGAACCAACGGACGCTCATCTCGAACACGGGAGCCGGAGCCGAAGCCGACACCGCCATGGTGAAAGTCACTGGCACGGGTGTCACGTTCCGAAACATCGCCTTCAAGAACAACTGGACTGTCGCGCAGAACCTCTATTGCGTGGACGACCAGTCTTCAAACGGCTACTTCGAGAATTGTACCATCCACAACCTCGGGTCAGCGCACCTCACGAACGCGAACTGCGCCGTTCTCCGACTCTCCTCGCAGGACACGACCTACGTGAACTGTCAGATCGGTGCGGACACGTTGAAGTCTACAGTGGCTTCCGGTCAGGTCGTGCTCATCAAGAAGCAGACGACCGCCGCGACGCGCGTCAAGCTCATCGATTGTTACTTCCGCGCGTACACGGACAAGACGACGCACGTCTTCATCCGCGTCGCCGCGAATGGTGACATCGACCGTTCGGTGACGCTCATCCGCCCCGTATTCGACAACTTCAACTGGGACGCTTCGAACGGCGGTGCGCTCATGGCCGTCGCTGTCGCTTCCGCCTCAGGTCTAGTCTCTGGAGGTATCAACCTCTTCGACGTGATGCTGAACGGTAAAGGCACGACGGACGTCGCTTCGTCCGCCGTCGGGAACGCTGGTGTCTGGATCACGGGCAATTCGCCGACTGCCGGTACAGCTGGCATCTCGGTTCAAGCAATCGCATAACTGATATGAACAGAACAAAGAAGGAAGACGTCGGAGTGGGTGAGGAGGCCGAAGTGGTCGTCGAGCCTGTGACCGCCGTCGAAGAGAAGGTCGAGGCGGTCGAGGAAGAAGTCGAAGTGGCTTCTATCGAGAACGTCATCGAAAAGGACGAAGCAGGCGATGAATGGGTCATCGCTCCGTCCGCTAAGTTCCGACTCTAATCGCGTATAGCCCATCTCCCTCCCTCGACCATTCGATTGAGGGAGTGGATTGCACACGAAATATGGACCTACTCAAGAAATATTGGACAGTCGCATCCGTCGCGTTATTGGCCGTCGTGGTCGTAGCGTACGGCTTAGCAGTAAAATCAGACCTCCCGTCGTTCGGTAGCGGAGGCCCAGCCGAGAGTGACAGCTACCTCATCTTCTCCACCTCCACGCTCACGTCGGCCTACACGGGGGCAGGTGCAGTCTCCTCGACCATCATCGAGAGCAAGGGCAAGCCAAACTTCCTCTTCGTCGGCACCTACGTCCCGAAGTCACACGGGTCTCAACTTCAGATTCAGGTCGAGCGGTCGTACGACATGGGAAAGACGTTCTACCCGTACAAGACCCTCACGCCTTCAGCATCCTCGACGATGGTCAACGTGCTCTCTAGCCCGTTCCTCGTCGATGCGACGACCTCCGGAACGGCGCAGTCGTTCTCCTTCGACCTCACGCTCCTGTCGGAGTACATCAGAATCAGCGCACGTGAATCGTCCACCTCGACTCTTGGGACCATTACCGCAGGAGTAACCGTCGCTTCGAATTGATATGTCGTTCATGAACAGGGCGGTCTTCACTACCGTCATGGCGATCGCCGTCGGGTTCATCACTGGACCTCTCGTCGCGCTCGCGTACACGAACCTGACCGTCGGCGGGACTGGAGGTTCGATTACTGCCATCCCGACACTTGACCAAGTGACGGATGAGGGGGCATCGACGACGAACAACGTGTCGTTCGGGCAAGTCTCCGGCACCAAATTCATCGCAGGTCTCGGCTCCGCCGCCGCACCTTCCTACACGTTCACGGGGGATGAGGATACGGGGATGTGGAGTAATGGAGCCGATAATCTCCAACTATCGGGTGTCTCCCAGGTCGGCTTGAATGCCGGAGGAAATTCATTGCAGTTCCTCGGGAATGAGTTTCGACCTCTTAGTGGGAACGCAATAGACCTTGGTGACCCCACCTTTTCTTTCAAGAACATCTACGCCTCCGGCACGTTGAGCGTCGGCGGAACCATCTATGCGAAATCCGGCAATGCCGCCGCCTATTCGTTCAGCGGGGACGAAGATACGTATATTTCCAACAACGGGGAGAATCAGATGGCCTTTGTGGTAGGAGGAGCAGGGACAATAGGAATAAATACCGCTAGTCTAACATTCTATAGGCGTATTGAACCAGACGCGAAAAATTTGCGCGACATCGGCCGGCCTGATCTGTCATGGAAGAACATCTACGCCTCCGGCACCGCCTACTTGGCGAATGTAAATGTCGTTGATACGACTTCAGTCACGTCTACCGTGTTCGTAGGGAACCTCACAGGCAAACGCGGCCAAATCTGCCTCGGCGACCAAGACGGTACGGGATTCACCTGCCTTACAGGAGACAACGGGACGATGACGGCGTATAGCACCTCGACGTACTAAAAACCCACACACGTTATGAAAATCATCACCATCCCAGCCAGACAGATTCCGGAGCAGACGCTCGATATCGTCCAAATCATGCTTATTCCGTCGCAGTCACGCATCATCGTGCAGACGAGCGATATCAACATGCAACTTGAGCGCACGGTCTCACCGGAGGAGTCGGACACCATCATCAGTATCGCCACGGGAGCCGTGACGGACAAGTATCCAGAGGCAACGGTCGCGGAGAAGGTCGTGGAGGCCATCGTGAAGGAACCCGTGACGGAACCCGTCATCGAGGAGCTGATTCCATAGTATGTCAGACCCCACGAACGGAGAAATCGCAATCTTGCTCACAGGACTATCTGATAAGTTCGATGGGTTCTGCCTCGTGAATAAAGAGGAACACGCAAGTCTGATTGAACAAACGACCCGCACGAACGGAAGGGTCACAGCACTCGAAAACTACAAGAACATGGTCATTGGAGGAGGTATCGTCGTCTCTATGATGGTTGTCCCATTATTCATTTCATTCCTAAGTGGTTATCTAAAAAACTAGTATGCAGATATCCAAAGCGTTCTGCCCGGAGACGCTCGCCAAGGTGAAGCGGTCCGCGCTCATCGCCCTCGGAGGCTTCGTCGTCTCCGCTCTCCCCATGCTCCTGCCTGACATCCTGAACGCGCTCGCTGGCCGTCCCATGCTTGCCGCGTTCATCGGTGCAGGGGCGACGTTCCTCGTGAACACCGTCCGTGAGTATCTGAAAGGCAAAGACTGACATATGCCTTGCGGAAAGAAGACGAAAGGCAAGAAGACCAAAGAGACGTCTAAGAAGAAATAGCCGATAGTATGCTCGAATCCTTGGCGCGGGCAATCTTCAGGGAAAAGATAAACGGCAAGACCGTATCCTTCGGGGGGCTACTGCGCCACGAGCCTGACGAGAGGGATTATATCTATTCTGACCTCGGTGGATTCTTCGGCCCATACGTCCCGAAGCACGAGGTTTGGCGAGTGAAGACCTACCAGGTGAAGGACCAGACGCCGAACAACACGTGTGTCTTCCATTCCTATGCGACGTGCAGGGAAGGACAAGAAGGCATCGAATTATCGCCGAAGTCCATCGTCGGATACGCCAGACGGCGCGGCCTCCTGCGCGGCAACGGGTTCTCGTCGCTTCGCAACGCACATAAGGCCGGTAAGGAATACGGAATCGCATCAGAAGCGATAGTCCCGAACACGAACGACCCGTGGTGGTCATATTCTGCGATGGTGGAGGATTCTGACGCCGAGGATCACCTTGAAGCGTCGTATTTCACGGTCTCCACTGCTGACGAGATGTTGAAAGCACTCGATGACGGGAATGCCGTCCACACAGGCTTTACGTGGTATTCATCCTATAACGTCTCCGGCGGGCTGAGGTCCCCTTGGATACTCCCATGGCGTAGGGGGTGGAAGGTCGGCGGCCACGCTGTCGCCCTCGTCGGATATAATATACCGAAGGGGCTGTGGACGTTCAGGAACAGTTTTGGGCCTCAATGGGGGGATTCTGGTGACTTCTATGTCAGGATGCGGGACTTTCCGAGGTTCGGTGACAATGGATTCGTTTCCGTCGACATCGGAGACCCGACGAACCTCCACGCGTTCATCTCATCCTATGACGGGGACACGGTGAAATCGAAGGATTCTCCGTCCGTTTTTCGTGTTGAGGGTGGTAAGCTCCGTCCATACCTCACCCCGAGCGCGTTCTTCGCCGATGGCGGGTGCTTTATACCTCCTTCCTACACCGTGGTATCAAACGATTTTATAGAACGTGCCCCGAAGGGTGAACCTATCCTATGAAACCATTGAAGTATTATGCCAGGTTCGTATTACCAGCCCTAGCTGTCCTCGCAGTCATCATCGGTAGTCACGTCTTCCGTAGTCTAGACTTCGGATACGCTGTAGCGACCGACTACGAGAAGAGCCTGTCTGCCCCGATGACGGCTGACCAGACGTTCGTGCCTGTCACGTCGCTTTCGATGAAAGACGGGACGACACTCGCTATGTCGAATTTGGGAGATAGGGTATTCCTCACCATCGAACCGGGCAAGGACAAGATGGAAATCGTGATGTGTGCGGGCATCTCAGAGTCTCTCCTGCGGTTCACCGGGTGCACGCGCGGTCTTGCTTTCACTGGTGCTTCCACGGCGGCAGTCGCGGCGAACGGCAAGACGCATTTCTCCGGAAACAAGGTCGTCATGTCGAACGTCCATTACGTCTATCAGCAGTTCCTGGATAGGAATGGTTCGACGCAACATGTGACGTCTACGGTCATCTTCAATACGTTACCGCAGGCTTCATCGTCCGGCGTACTCCCGACCTCTGCCGCGCAGTTCGCGACGAAAGCATACGCGGATTCGTTGACCATCGCCGGTGCCGCTCCTTCCACGACGAAGGGCATGGCTATTGATAGCGATTCCACGCTCTACATCAACGCATCGAGCACGGATTCGTTCAATGGCGGCTTCCTCTCGTTCGGCACGGCTGTCTCGAACCTCGGACAGCTCTACTTCGACGCCGTTTCATTCTTGGCGAAGGCTTGGACGTGGGTGGGGCTTCAGACATTCGGTGGTGGTGCCATCTTCAGTGGCAATTCCACGTCTACAGCTTCACACTTCGAAGTTCCTACGCCGACGGCTCCGAATGACGTGGCGAACAAGAATTACGTCGATGTTCTCGCACCGGATGCTTTATATGGTGACGGTTCGGATGGTGCTACAACGACCGCCGCAAATTTGACCCTCACACGGGATATGTATTTCACGACAATGGTTGTGAATAACGGCGTAACCGTGACGACGAATGGATACCGAATCTTTGCGACTGTTTCCATCGTAAACAACGGTTCAATCGTGAATAACGGAATTACTGGAAACGCTGGCACATCCGCAGATGATGGCGTTGGGCCATTCGCCGGTGGTGTCACGAGTACCGCACCAACCGCAGGAACGATGCCGGGGGGTGTCGTGGGCAATCAGGGTGGTTATAGCGGGACTAGCGTGGGTGCTGGTCAGGCCGGAATCGCCGGAGGCATTGTCAACTTCGCTGTTGGTACCTCAACAGGTGCGGCGGGTGGTATCGGTAGTGCATCCCCAGACGGAGGAGGCGCGGGAGGTGGTGCTGGTGCGGCCGGAACGGTCAATATGACAACGGGACGCCTCCCAAGGTCATACGGTTATGCATTCCTACTCTTTGAGCCTACATCTACGGCTTTTGCACCATTCCATGTTACCGCTCCAAAAGCAGGTGGGGGTGGCGGGGGCGCGTCAGAACAGTCTAACCAAGGTGGCGGTGGCGGTGGTGGTGGGTCGTCAGGTGGATTCTTGATGCTCGCGTCTCCCATCATCACAAATGCAGGTATTATTTCAGCCAATGGAGGTGTCGGCGGTGCTGGCGGTGCAGGATTTAGCGCGGCGGCTGATAACGGCGGTGGAGGCGGTGGAGGAGGAGGCGCGGGTGGTGTTGTCATCCTTATCTACCGAACACTCACGACTGGCACGATTACTGCTTCTGGTGGTGCTGGTGGTGCGGCTGGAATAAACAGGGAAAAAGCCACAGGAAATACAGCGGGAAGTGCCGGTGCTGTCGGGACGATATACCGCATAAGCAGATAAATGTGTCATTCCTCGACCTGTTCGCTAAGCCAACGATGACGGGGTACGTCAACGACGACGCGCAGTGGCTCCGTGCGCTTCCGAAGCATGACGTGTTCGCTGGAGGGCTTGATGATACCCCTGACTGGACATCCCTCGCCCCTCGTTTCAAGGCGCAGGAGTCCACGATGATGTGTACGGCGTTCGCCGGATGCGCGGTGGCTTCGATGCTGGAAAAGAAAGAGACGGGACGGAGCGTGGCGTTCTCCCCTATCGAGCTGTTCGCACGCTCTCACGGTTCCAACCTCGGCAACACAGTGCAGAACACCATCAATGCAATGGCTGGTGGGCTGACGAAAGAGGAAGACTGCCCGTGGGTCACTCCCGTAGGATGGTGGGACCCGTTCGTGGTCAAGCTCTATGGGGCATACGCAGAAGCGTCCGCGAAGGTCGATAATACTTTTGCCATCCGTGGGGCGACCTACGTCACGCCGACGCATGAAGCCATCCGTGCCGCGCTCATCCAGTCTCCGGTCTACGCAATCGTGAACGTCGGACGCGGATACTTCGACAACCCCGCACCAGCCACATCCTATGGTTCAGCCCATGCGGTCATCATCACGGACGTCGCAGATGACGGGAAAATCCGCATCTTCGATTCTCTCACGCAGGGTTCGTATGGATACGACGGTTTCCATTGGCTCTCTCCCTCGTTCCCCATCCTCTACGCCTTCGGAATCATGGACCTGCCGGATGGTTGGGAAGTGAAGCAGGAGACGGAGATGCAGAAGGTATATCGTCGGTGCCTCATCGAGCGGTATGGACAGTATGAGAGCGCGGCGAAGGAACGTGCGGCGAAGGAAGCGTTGGCGGTCGCACGGGCGAAGATTCCGACCTATGCGGCGTTCCTCGACGGGTTGTGGGACGTGTATGTGAACGCCATTGCATATGGCGGTTACTCCGTTCAGGACGTGCTGAACCACATAACTTCAATCCGGCGCGGTAAAGGACCGATATTCGATTTCAACCGTACAAAATAGTATGTCGACTCCTCTCTCATATCTGATAACGCGGTTGAACTTTTGGACGCCGATACTCACGAAGGACGACGCATTGAAGGTGAACGCACTCGATTCCGCCATCCGTGACCTGCGAAGGAGCTTGAACCCGCAGTGGACGCTGAAGAAGACGACGCTCCGAATCTTCTCTGACGTATTGGAATATCCGCTGGCGACAGACCACGCGGCTCTTGCAATCTTGGATTCGAATGACCAAGATAAGCCGTTTGGAGACAGGCCGCGCTACGTCTTCACGTCGATTCGTGATTTCTACGAAGACCCGACATATAGGAACGACGTGGCGGAGATATGGAACAACGGGACGAAATATCTCGGTGTACGCAACACGTCCGAAGACGATATGGGTTCCACGACCGTGGATGAACCTGCGACAGCAACCGACTACACGGTCTCAGGTGATGGCGGTACCCCCGTCATCGATTCCGTCTTCTTCAAGACGGGTTCCACGTCCGTCAGGATTCCTATCACGGCGTCTTCTGGCACGTTCACGGTCACGGACACTCCAGGAACGGTGCGGGACACCAATTACAAGCGGTCGTATTACTTCCGCTGGGTGTACTTCGATTCCGCGCCGACTTCCGTCACGCTCAAGTTCGGTGCCGATGCATCGAATTACCTAGAGGCGACCATCACGGCGCAGTTCTCAGGCTCCCCGTTCGTCGCTGATGATTGGAACTTGCTCGCGTTCGACCTCAACACGGCCACCGAGACGGGGACAGTCACAGGGACGTTCGCCTACGAGAGCATCGCAGTCGTGGGGCATGGTACGGGCAACTTCTACATGGACGCCTCGTACATGAAGAGGTGGAAACTTCAAGACTACTGGTATTATTCGTCCTACAACGTCTCGAACGCCGCCGGCACTTCATCTTCCGTCTACTTCGCGGAGGATGGGACGACCTACACGGGGACGGACGTCCTGCTCGGGGACTCGAAATATCATGATGTCATCATTTATCAAGCATGCGTCTATCTCCTGGCTGACAGCAAGGAAGAAGTCCTCAAACAAGAGGTAAAAGGATACGCGAATGCGGCATATAAGGAATTACAGCGTGACTATCCAGACCTCTCCCTCGTCATGACGACGAATTATTTCCGCTTCCAGACGGATTATCAAAACGAGATGGGTTTCCCAGACGCCAGCATATGAAGAGATTCCTCGCGCTCTTGGCAATCGTCTCGCTCATCGGGAGCGGATGCGTTTCGGATTCTCTTGGGACTTCGGAGTCCGGGGCTGTCTGGATTCCATTCGAGGAGTTCCAAGGATACTACACGAAGCGCGGGGCCGATAAGGTACCGGACGGGGCGTCCCCGAACGGCCAGAATACCAGCGCGAACTACGGAGACCGCATCAGCATACGGCAGGCGGGCTACGACATCTTCCCGGATTCCGATCCGGCTTCTGCGACAACCACCGGCATCGGTACGATGCACACGTTCCGTCGTAGGGACGGGGTGAGTATCCTCATGCGTGCGGCTTCCTCGACCTTGGAATGGTACGATTCTCATGGAGAGGATTGGGAGACCCTCAAGACAGGTTACGCTTCGGATGACTTCGGGTTCGCGGACAACGACGTGAACACCGACAAGGAGAGCTATACGTATTTCGGCAATTCCTACCAGCCGTTCTCTCGATGGACGGGCGATAGGACGTACCTCACGGCCACGGTCGCATCCGGTGCCGTCACGCTGAGCGTGGCCGATACGTCAGGGTTCCCTGCTACCGGGTCTATTTCATACTGCGGTACCGAACAGGCGTACTCCGGAAAGACTGCCACGTCGTTCACGGTCGCGTCTGCCGTCGATTGCCCAACCGACAGGGGTGTCGCACAGGCCGTCGAGACGTTCAGCGACATGACGACGTATCCGAGGGGTAATATTTATCTCTTCGCCGACAACAGGCTCTGGATTGCTGGCACTACCTCAACGCCTGAACGGGTCTACTTCTCCGGGTATGGCACGTCCACGCAATTCGACTTCGACACGCTCGTCAATTCTTCGACCGCCGCTGACCCCGGCCTCTTCAACCTCGCGGAAGGCGGCGGGAAGGTCACAGCCATGGTCATGGACGAGGGGTCGATCTACGTCTTCAAACGTTCCATCATCTACAAGGCGACGCTCACGGACACGTTGTATTCTGTCGTCCCGTTGAAGTCGTTCGACCAGAAGGGGCAGACTATGGGTGCCGTGAACAAACGGAGCACATTCTCCGCGACGAATGGCGTCACGTTCATCACTCCGGACAATCAGATAATGCTCTTGCAACGCGTCGAGACGATTGATTATCCGCAGAACACGCCGATTTCGGATTCCATCTCCCCGACCGTGGCGGGGTTGGATTTTTCCTCATCCACAGGTATCACGTTCCGCGACAAGGAGTACATCGCCTGCAAGAGTTCGACGGATTCCACCTTCAACGATACGGTGCTCGTCTTCAATCTCTCGACGGGCATGTGGGACACTCCCATCGTGGGGTGGAACGTAGGGGATTGGGCCATCTACGAGGATGGAGGTAAAGAGAAACTGTTCTTCTCGAATGGCACGTCGCTCGATACATACGAGGTCTTGGGAGTCCCGATCGATTCCTCATACGATACGGTCGCCTCTTGGAGGACGAAACAGTACTCCTTCGGCGTCCCGACTGGTCTCAAATACGTAGAGAACGTCTACATCGAGGGGTACATCGCTAAGAATACGACTCTCACGATTTCCTTGCTCTTGGACGAGGACGGATTCACGCAGACATACTCAACGACGCTCTCTGGCGAGGAGTCCGCCTACATCTACGACTCGTCAGAGTACAACGTAATAGGACTTTCCCCATTCGGCACTCGTAGGTTCGGCTCGAACGAGGACATCTCCGGTAAGAAGAAGTTCCGCATCTACTTAGGTAAGGACTTCCGACAGGTTCCAGCCTATGCTGCTCAGCTCGAATTCGCTTCCGACGGTCAGAATCAGGATTGGGAAGTTGACGGGTATGCTTTCCTCGTGAGGAACGCACCGGTACCAGAAAAGCGCGAACTCTTCAAATCCTTCAAATGATATGCCATTCGACCTGACAAAGACCCCATACACGAAGCAGACCCCGTATGACACGTCGGGAGGTTCGACGAGCATATCGAAGCCGCCTGACGTGACGGCCACAGCCGCGAGGACGTCTACGGCTGCGACTCCGACGTCTCCGTCTCCAGTCCCATCTTCAACGTTCGCATACTCAAGCCCGATGTCTCCGGCTTCTGGTCCGATGTCGTCTCTTCTGTCTCCGACGAACGTCGTTTCGTCCTCGAAGCCTGTCACGCAACAACGGAATGCCGTCAGACAGCAAGCGACGGAGACCGTAAAAGCGTTGGAATCTGGAACGACCATCCCCCAGACGACGACCACCGTACCGTCCGTTCCTTCCGTCGTCGTTCCGGCGTCTCAGGACCAGAACAAGATAAGCGCAGAACAGACCCTCGCGAACCAGACTGTCGTAGACGCTTCAAGGGGTACTCCCGGCGTCATCCAACAAGGCGCGAATGGATATTCTGCAGTGACTGGAGCCGGTGATGCACAGTCGCAAGCGTTCCTCGACCTGCAGAAAGGCCGAGAGGCACAAACCGCCACCACTCAAGAGAACATTCGACGCATGAATGATGCGGCGACCGCTTCTGGTGTGTCTGCCTATTTCGACGCGGACGCTGGGGTCTGGGTCAATTCAGAGACAGGTCTCCCGCAGAAACCAGCATCGACAGAACCCCTCCTGAACGACCCCAAATGGGGGCAGACGAGGGGCGGCCTCATCGTGAACAACGACAAGGGGTACTACGGCCTCACCATCGGACAGGCACAAGCCATCGAAGACGCAGAAGCGAAGGCACGGAAGCCGTACCAGGAAGCCATCAGCGACACGGAAGAAGACAAAAAGCAGGGCATGGCGACATCGCTCATACGCGGTGGGCAGGCAGGCGGTCTGCTCTCCACGCAGATTTCTGGTCGTGCGGCGAAGGATAAAGGGACGACGTGGGTCGGGGCCGGAGGCACGATGGAGCGCCTGCAGAAGGAATACGACACGTCCATCGCTCGTCTAAAGGAACAGGAGCAAGAGGCTGCGATGAAGGCACGGAATTATGCGATGGGCGCCGCACGCACGGGCGATGCTCAATATCTTGATGCCTCGAACGCCGCACAACGCTCCCTCGATGGGGCGAAGGCGAAGCGTGCCGAGGCAGAGACGAGCATCTCGAAGCAGATGGAGGAATTGCAGAAGATTCGGAAGCTTGAGATGGCAGAACCTTCCGACACGTTGAATGCTCTCGCCGCGAGCGGGTACGAGCTGGATTCAATCCCAGAGGCGTACCTTGAGGACTTGGATGCCCAATTCGTACAGGCCGGGATGCCTCCGGGGTTTTCCTCGATGTATTTCTCCACGCTGAAGAAGGACGCCGCCGCGAAGGAGATTACGGACCTGAACGTTCGTCAGAAGGCAGAGATGGAGAACATGAAG